GAATAAAGACTGACGACTATCCCCCGCCGAATATATGAGGAAATCCTTGGCAGGCACACTGACGCAAGTTAAGCCCCTGTTCTAAGGTGCTTCACCCTCCCTGCGATTGCAACGTGGGGAGGAATATATTATTACCAGAGAGGAGATTGGAATATGTTTTATCGCAAAGTTCCTATAACAATCGAGGCTATTCAGTATGACGGACTAAATAAAGCAGAGATAGAGGATTTTGTTGGAGATTTTCTTGATAGTGAGATAGATGATTGTGCATATACAGCAACATCGAAAGTGCCGCCAATTAGAAAGTTGGTAATTCCAACGCTTGAAGGGAAAATGTTTGTTTCTCCACAGGACTTTGTAATTAAGGGTGTAAACGGTGAATTTTACCCCTGCAAACCTGATATTTTTAACAAGACATACCAACAGGCTGAGATAATCTAATGTTCTGTTAAAACAACCAACTGATTATTACCCTTGTGTAAGCCATGACGCATTTCACCTTACACTACAGGGATTGCGACTGGTACGGTTTACACAATATTTTCCTAGGCTGACGAATTTGAAGGTCAGTATATCGCTAGTAGGGAGCAACCCAGACTAGCACACTGTCATGTCGCGGCTCAAGGAGTCCGGGCAGGCAGAGTTTCAAGCCTCCTCATGGTTGCTCGTGGGGAGGCTTCATCGTTCATCCACTAGCTGTGGAAGGAGTCCGAGGCGGTGTAACGTTGTGTTGCGCCGCCTGTCTTTATCATTTGGTTGGCGGCAACGATATGATCAAGAATACACCGTGCGCCGGGCATCGCTACCTTGTCGCCGGGGGAAGGGCCGCCTCTAATCGGGGCGGCTTTTATTTTGTCCGAAGGAGGGGCCTTATGACAGATCAGGATCTCAACCAACTATGCGAGAAGTGGAAGGAAATACTCAGGCTGCAAGACTGGGACACAAAGATAACGTTAACCCGGAAATACAACATGTGGCAAGAAAACGTACAGGGCGAAGTTTCGTTCACCACACCGAAGAAAATGGCCGTAATTCATGTAATTGACCCTATCGATTATGACCCAAGTATTGTTGTTGAACAGGACATTGAAAAAACAGTGGTGCACGAGTTGCTTCATCTTCATCTTGCGGAGTGGTCGGACATGACAGAAGACGGCACTCCGGTATCAGGCGAACAGGCAATCAATGCGCTTGCGGGCGCGTTAGTTAATCTCAGCAGAAAGGAGTGAGGGGCCATCAGCATGAGTTTGCTTAGAAAAAAGGATTACAACCCATGGGATGATGAACTGTGGTTGTGGTGGAAACAGAGAATGCACTTGTAAGGTGGAGAAAGGAGGGTGAAAATGCTCAGATTTTATGACGGCGGTACGGTAACAACAAAAGCTTCGGGCGGGCAGAAAAGCGTAGTTGGAAGCGGCACGCTCTGGCTTGAAAACGAGGTTATGCCGGGTTTTGCCTTCAGGGTGGTTGACGCAGACGGCAGGGGCGTTACTCCTTGGCAGGAAATAGCGGAGGTATTAAGCAATACGGAGTTGACCTTGAGAGACGTATTTCAGGGCACAGGCGGTACGGGTCAGACTTATCAGGTCGTCGATGTCGCATCTAATGACAGCATGCCCTCTTTTGTCGGCAGCGTAGTTGAAACCTTTCGGGTTGCAATCTCGGACAGGGCAGATCTTCCGTTGCTTGACAGCGTGGGCATATATGCAAACGGCAAGGTGTGGAAGCCCGCTTTTCTTAACATGTCCTCATCTTTCGACCCTGAAAGCGGTGTTATGCCGGTGTGCGGGAAGACTGCTAAGGCGGTCAGCTTTACGCCAACACTTATAGGAGCGACAACAGCAGGGGCATTTACCTATGACGCAGCTACAAACGGGATGATCGTCAAGGTCGGGGATCTGGCATTTTATAACGCTTATATCAAGATAACATCGGTCACGGCGTCGCCTATAGGGGCTCTGTCAATTGAAGGGCTCCCGTCTCCGTGTAACGGTGTATCGTTCCCGGTCAGCGTGGACGCTTCAAGTGGCGACGACATGGCGAAGGCGGTACAGGCGGTGCTTGCGACTGATTCTATCGCGCTCAAGAACAGCACGGGCGCGGTGGTTGAAGGTGTGGCGGGAACCACAGCCGAAGCAGACGAAATAAATCTTCCTGTAACAGGCGAAGGAGAAACGCCGGAGTACATTATCAAGGTATCTGGCTGGTATTTCTGGACCACAGCCGAATAGCAAAATAGCGGCAGTAAATAAAGGTTAATCAAAGGGGGTTGGTCAATGACCGGCCCTCTTTTTTTATGCGCTCCTGCGGGAAGCGGGAGTATCACACACAAACAAGTCGGGAGGACTTAACTATGACACTCAAATTAAAAGTTACAAAAACGGAATTTGACAGCCTGGACGAGGGAATCAGAGGGCTGTACGAGGCTAAGGAAGACGGCTACATGCTGGCCGTTGAGGGAATTGAGGATGTAAGCGGGCTCAAGGGTGCGCTGGCAAAAGAACGCGCTGACCGTGAGAAATACGCGAAACAGGTTAAAGGGTGGGAAGCCCTCGGAAAGACGCCTGAAGAGATAACAGAACTTCTTGTAAAGCAACAGGAGGACGAGAAAAAGAAGCTTGAGAGCAAGGGCGAGTATGACAAACTCGTCGCCCAGATCAACGAAAGCCACCAGAAGGCGCTTGGCGCGAAAGACAAGGAAATAGAGGCTATGAGCCGCACTCTTGAGAAACATCTGATAGACGCAGCTGTTATCTCGGCAATATCAGATGAGGGCGGGAATGCCAAGCTACTTCTCCCACACGTCAAAGATCGCGTGAAAGTGGTCAAGTCGGATGACGGCGATTATGCAGTCAACGTTCTGCTCCCCGACAAATCGGCCCCGCTCGTGGGAAACGACGGCAAGCCACTGTCAATATCAGCGTTCGTCAAGTCGCTCAAAGAAGATGAGGTATTTCAGGTCGCCTTTAAGGCAACAGGTAAAGGCGGAAGCGGCGCGCTCCCCGGATCACAGAACGGGGGCGGTGCTTCACCGTTCAAGATCACGCGCACCGACATGCGTGACGTGCGGAAGTATAAGGCTGTCAAAGATGCAGCGGAAAAGGCAGGTGCGGACGTCGAGATCATTGACGACGGCGCCTCAAACTAAAAAAATCGAATGGAGGAAATTAAATAATGTCTAACAATCTTGGATTCTATGATCCTCAGTTTTACGCGTCTGAAGCGCTCCTTGTTCTCATGAAGGCCCTTGGGCTTGCAAACACGGTATATCGTGGGTACGATACCACCCCGCAGCAGAGAGGTTCAACAATCAACATATCGGGGCCCGGATCGTTCACCGCAACGGAAGTCAACACTACAACCGGGGGCAGCACTCAGGACATCAACGCAAAAGAGGTTACCATCACCCTCAACAAGTGGATGGAGAGCAAATTTGTTCTCACGGACAAGGATCTCACTTTCACCAAAGATAAGATCATCACAGACCACATCACACCGGCCTCATATTCACTGGCCGATGCCATTGATCAGGACCTGTCCACGCTCATCCCCAGCATTCCTTGGTATGACAACTGGGAATCAACGGTAGTGGCTGCAGATCCCCTTAAGGCACGTAAACGCCTGTTTGACAACAAAGCGCCGATGTCTGACGGACAGCTCTATTGCATGCTCGATAGCACCAAAGAAGCGGCACTGCTTGGACTTCAGGCTTTCTCGGAGTACCAGGGCGCGGGAGATATCGGCGTCAACACGCAGGTAAACGGATATCTGGGTAAGCGCTACGGAATGCAGTTTTTTGCAAACCAGAACACGCCGGCGCACACTTCAGGCACGGCTACCGACCTTGCAGGGGCAATAGACCTTGAGGCCGGGTACACAGCGGGAGTGACAACGATCCATGTTGACGCACTCACTGACGGGTCAACCTTTAAGGCTGGCGACGTGCTGACAATAGCCGGGGACAACCAGTGGTATTCAATCACTGAGGACGTGACTCTCACGGGCGCAACCGAGGCGGATTTCAAAATCTACCCGGCGCTTCAGAAAGACGTTATCAACGACGTAATAGTAACAATCAAGCTCCCGGCAGGAAGCGGAGCTACAAAGAACCAGTGCTTCGCCTATCACCGCAATTGTCTTGCTCTTGCCATGGCTCCTCTCAGCGACATAGGCAACAATCTGGGAGCACGCATAGGCGTAGCGGTTGACCCTGTAACCGGGCTTGCTCTCCGTTCGCGCATTTGGTACGACGCGGATCATTCATCGGTCAAAGTTGGAATAGACGCACTCTGGGGGAAGGCAATACTTAATCCTGCCCTCGGCTGCAGGATGCTCTAACTTCTGGCCAGTTCGATAAACAAGGGCCGCTCTTAGTTGGGCGGCTCTTTTTGTTGTATTGACGGGAGGTATGAAAATGGAACTTGTGAAGGTTAAATTTAAGAGTGGCTGGGCTTTGGCTGAACGGGGGAAAATAGGGCAGTCCCGCGCCGACGTTGGACTTAAGGGGGTGTGGGAGCTTTACGGCATCCCTGCTGAGGCTGATTCAACCACAGACATAGACACAGCAGAGGCTCAAGGTGCTCACACGGATATGCCTATATCTCTGGCAGATCTGACCAAGGCGGATCTAATTAAAATCGCAGAGCGCGGGGGGCTGAGCGTTACAGACCGCATGACAAAGCAACAGATAGCAGACCTTATCACCGCGCATGGGGCTGGTGATTAAACATGGCGCTCACTGTCGGAACGGACACATATATCTCACAGGCCGAAGCCGACTCTTATCACGCGAGCATGGGCAACACGGGATGGCCGTCAACAAGCACAGCGGAGGTTATCGCGCTCAAAGAGGCAGCGCTCAGAAAGGCGACTGCGTTTCTTGATTCGATAGCGCGCGGAAAGTGGAAAGGCGTAAAGGCTACAGCGGAACAGGCGCTTGCGTGGCCCAGAACAGGGGTAATTGACGAAGAAGGATACGAAGTACCGGAATCTGATATCCCTACTGCTGTAGCCGTTGCTGCATGCGAAGCCGCACTTAGATACTACATAGGCGACGACCTCATGCCCGACTCTGTAAACAACGTAGCCTCCGAATCTGTCGCCGGGGCCGTTTCGGTTTCGTACTTCGAGGGGAAGGACCCGACACCTCTGTATAACAAGATATACAAGCTGATAGAAGGACTGGTCATTGAGGCGCTCGGCAACAATTCAAGCTCTGTGGCAATGGCTACGTCAGGGTATGCACAATATGTCCGGTTTTAATTATACCAAGGCGGCTAAGACTGCACTGGATTTAATCACCAGGTTTGGCAAGACACAGACAATCCAGCGGCAGTCAGTAACCACGCAAACCAACCCATGGGAACCGCCTACAACAAGTGACGTTAGCTATCCATGTGTGGCGGCTGTTACAAGCTATTCTTCGCGCGAAATAGACGGTGTTAATATTCTTGCGACTGACAGAAAGGCGGTTGTGGCGGCAACGGGGCTTGAAATAGTTCCGACGTCTAAGGATCTGCTTATCTTAGACGACACAATATACACGATAGAAAGCGTCAAACTTATTAAACCCGCCGACGTGACTATAGCCTACATACTGCAGGTAAGGAACGCATAGCCATGGCATGGAAGGACTTCAACCGCAAGGGAGTAGGGCGCATTGTCAATTCAGGGGGCAAAACATCAAGCATGGCCCAGTCTGATTTTGAGATGCAGATTAAAGAATTCTCGGATCAGTATTTGCCGGAACAGCAAGTGCTTTTTGTCAAGAAAATTTCAATGAAACTGCTGATAAAGCTCATCAATAAGTCTCCGGTAGACACAGGCCGTTTCCGTGGGGCTTGGGTTTTAGGCGTAAACTCTGCAAATAGAAGCGAACCCGATACGCCAGATAAATCGGAAGGCGAGGCCAATATATCATTTCAGCGCGCGGATGGTTTAGTTGCTCAATTAAAGTCTGGCGACATCGTCTATCTCAGCAACAACCTTGATTATGCCTTAATGCTTGAATATGGGTGGTCAGGACAAGCTCCGGCGGGCATGGTCGCCATTTCAATTAACGAGATCGAGGCGTGGCTACAGGGAGTTAAAAAGACGTCAATTGACAGTCTCTAGGAGGTGACGCGATGTCCGACGCTACTTATAAGGCGGAATACAACACTTTGGCATCAATATTTAATGCTGGGTGGGAGAGCGAATCGGCGGTTCAATATGAAAATCTGGCATACACGCCCGTGACTGGCACAAAGTGGGTCAGGTTTACGGTAATCAGCGGGGAAGCAAGGCAGTCATCAATAGGCGCACCGGGTGGCAATTACTACCGGTACACAGGCACGGTACAGATACAGTGCTTCGCGCCGCTGAATATGGGAGTGGCGGGGGCTAAAGACCTTGCAGATGCCGCGATAGGAATATTCCATAACAAGGCGCAATCGGGGTACATATTCCGCGCAGGATACGCCGTAACCGTACCCAACAGCGCAACAGACGGCTGGTATCAGGTCAACGCCATAATCCCATATTGGCGGGAGAGCATCAAATAGATAGATATACATAAAAGCATACACAGCAAACAGAGCGGAGGCCCTTA